ACCCGTATCAGAAGTTAACTCCATGCCTTCTTTTATTCTAACAAGATATCCTTCATCCATTTCAAATCTATTATCACCATCATACAAGTTTCCACTTGCTCTTCTTTTACTTGGTGTAATTTGATAAACTGAAATTCTTGTTAAAGCAGGTGAAGTAACTTTTGGTTTGTATCCTAAGAAGTTTGCAAGAGCAACAACGTTGGTTCTATCCTCTGCGGAGTGAATCATCGATTCTTTTAAGTTATCATCGATGTAATATCCAAGAACATCTCCTAAGTAAGATGCCATTTCGATAAACATCATACCTGGCGATGATTCGTTAAAATCCGAATAGGTAGTTGGGAAGTAAGTTTTGGCATACTCAATCAGATTCTCTCTGAATTGACCAAAGTCTTTATTGAGATACTTTATATCTCTTCCTTTATTTTTTTTATTAGATGTATTTAATGCCATATCTTATTACCCTTGTACTGTAAATGTAATTTCGTTTGTATCAATAGTATCACCAACTCTAAATTTAATATTTAAGTTGGCTCTATTTCTATCTTTCATTTCATCGGTCATATCCACATCAATTTCATCAATTGTAATATATGGTAACCAATATCCAACAGCACTTTCTATTGCTTGCTGAAGTTTTGATTCATATTGAGTATCCATTGGCTCAAACAATAATTCATGTAGTCCTGTACCAAATTCTGGTTGCATTACTCGCTCACCTTTTCTAGTTTGTAAAAGATTTCTTAAATTTTCAGATGCCGCTTCAAACAAGGTAAATGTTTGTGAAAAAATAGAACCCTTATCTTGTTTAGGCATTCCAATACCATAGGCATAGTTATCAAATTCTTCTTCGGTATCTTTTACAATTCTTTTTGGTAGAACGTATGACATTTGTTATCCTCCACATTGGCACTTTCCACACCCACAATCACCCGAAGTCTTTTTCTTTAAACTTTTGGTAAGTGTAAATACAGAAACACCCAACATTACTAATATGATTAAACCTTCAACCATTATCTTTTAAACTTTTTAACTAAAGCAGAATTATCTCTATTTAAAACTCTATCTAAAGCCGGTAATCCTGTTTGAACTCCCAATCCACCTTGTCTAGCTCCATTAGCACCTGGCATATCTCCATATCCCATTTGTGCGGCCATCGAAGCTCTCATCCCATCTAAACCAGCTCCTGCTCCTCCTTGAGTAAACTCAACTGTTTTATCCATACTTTCATTTACTGGTTGAAATGAATCTAATACAGATTTAACTTGAGTACCACCACTTCTTTGTTCTTTAGAGAATGGTTTTGTTTGATTTAGAACTTCATTTAACGCTTCATTTTTAGTGAATTGTCTTTTTGGTTGTTCTTGTCTTTCATTTTGTAATACTTGATTTGCCATTTCAAAAGGGTCTACTTCTTCACTCACCACATTTGTTGGTGTGGTTTTTTTCAAAGTTTTCATTTTACCTTTAACGGCTTCATCAAGTATTGCTGGAAATTGTTCTTTAAGAAACTTTTCTTGTTTCTTTGCTACTTCAACCTCCACTATTGCTTTTATTACTTTTATAAGTTGTTTGTTATCCATTTTGTAAAATTTCCTTTTATCTTAATATAAATATATCTTTGTTGATTTTATAGGTTTTAATCACAATCTACACAACAGTTGTCTTTTTCATCTTGTAATTCTTTTTGTAAATCACCCAAACTTTTTCTAAATTGTGCATCTGTATCAGGTTGTAGATTTTTAAAATCACCAATTGCCTGAATTGCTGCTGAATAAAATCTATCGATTCCTGCTAAATCTTTTTGTCTTTCTGCATCTAATATTTTATCGAGATTAGAATCATTTCCTAAACCACCGTTTCCACCAGTCCCTCCGCTTTCATCAGAACCACCACTTCCTAAATCAGAAATTAATTTTTCATCAATTTCATCTTCTTTATTTTTTCGAGATAATCCATCTGCATCTCCATTGGATAAGATATCTGCGTTGATAATTGGTTTTGGTTTCTTTTTTACTGATGGTATTCTGTTTGTACTATTACCTATATCAATTCCACTATTAGTTAAATCACCACCCTCAGTACCAAACTTTAATCCAAACATTGGAATATCAGGTATTATATATCCCACCCAATTAGCAACACCAGGTGCAGGAATTGGTGCCGGTGCAGAGGGATATAAAGAAGTTGTCATGAACATTCCTTGTAAAGTAAACAAATGAATCTTTGCAAACATTACAAATGCTTCTATAAATGTTAAACAAGATTTAGTGGGTATTTCAAATGGAACCTTTGGCCACTTACCAGGATTTGTAACTAAACCAGAGTTTAAGATTAAATTTTGAATTGAACCAGGTGCTGGAATTGGATAAATTGGAAATGGTTGTAAGGTTGCACCTGTCCAATATCCTTCTACTGCTTTACCAACATCGGCCAAGAAATCATGTTTAGCTGGTTGTGTTTTTGTAATTGCCTTTGCCTGTGCAACTGTGATAAGTGTTAACATTAAAGGAAGATTTCCAGCAAGTACAGATTCTTTACCTATTAATTGTCCTCCTCTTCTCATACAAGAATCATATTCTTGTGCAAGTTTAGTTGCGAACTGAACGGGTGTAACAACTCCAAGTGGATTGTTCATGTACATTAACATATTAACTTTGAACAATTTCCAAGACATGAGTTACTCCGTAAAGTTTAGTGTAGATTTTATTTTATCAAGTTGACCTTGTATCTTTTTAAAGGTAGCAACATTTAGAGGACCACCACCACCTGGTCCTGGTCCTTGTGTTGGGCCAGCAGGTGTTGCATATATTTGAGATATAATTGCATCAATAAGTTGTGATAACAAATCTACTAAAGTTTCCCCTCTTGCAAGAGGTTCTCTTTGACCGGTTCCTGGTGAGTTACCACTACTATCTGTATTTAATCTTATTTGGCCATCACCAGTATTTACCCAAACATTCGCACTATTCTTATCTGTGGTTAACCATACCTCATCGGCAAAATCTAATTTTGCCCCACCGAATCCAAAATCCATACTTAAATCACCATCAGATATAATTGAATAATTTCCTTTTGAAAAGAAAAGAGTTTCTTGTGATTTTGCTGAAAAGATTAAACGTTCTGAATTTATAAGGATTTGGTCATTACCTAAATATTCTTCAGGTAATTCTGCATATATTGGATTGGTTTCAAAATTAGAAGAACCACCATCATCGACAAGACCAGGTTGGAATGGTATTTTATATTTATCAGATACTAATGCAATAATAGAACCATCCTTATTTACATCTTCTTCTGTAATTTCGTTTGGTGTTAAATCATTTCGAGATTCATCATTTTCTCTATTACGAATTATTATGGTTGGTGAAAATTCATTATCTTCATTATTATATCCACTAAAACGAATGGATTGTCCAAAACGAGATTGAATTATCTTATCTCCTTCATATAATCTAAGATTGTGAATTGTTTCAGGTTCCAAATATTCACCAATTTTTCTTTTTCTTTCACCACCACCAGATGATGTTGCAGTTGAAGTTTGAGATACTTCTGAATAACTAGAACCTCCATCTTGTTTTTTATCATCGGGTTCTTGACCTAAATCCATATCTTCCTTTGCATTTCCTATATTAAGATTTGCATTAGGAATTCTTTTGTAATAAGATGTACCACCTAAATCAAAAAGTTGAACAGTTTCACCGACTAAGGGAATTCCTTCATCTGGTGAAAATGGTGCATAAAATAATAATGTTTTTTGGGAAGATGATATATCTGTTATTTTTCTTACTTTGGCATAACCAATCGATGAATCTACTAACTTCTCACCACCGGCCGTAACTATATTTTCATCATCTTCATTTAAAATTACATGGTCTACAATACCAACCTCAAGTTTTTTTAATTGTCGATATGAACCTTGTGCTGCTACATATGATTTTGCAATATCACGTCTACTCATTACTTACCTACCTTTTGTTTAAGTTCTTCTATTTCGTTTGTAAGTTCATCAACTCGGTGGTCTTGTTCATCTACCACTTCTTTTGCCGTTTCTTCTAATTGAGAAAGCAATTGTTCTTTTTCTTCATCAGAAAGGAATCCACTATCTCCTTCTGCTTTGTGTTGTGCACCAATGATTCTTTGAGCAATTGCTGCCATCTTAATTAAAGAATCATCGTTCTTTACTGAGGTATCCACTAAATCTTTGATGATTGGTCCAATAACTGCCATATCACCCGCATGTCTGATTACCTTTTTCATTTCAGCAATCAGTTCTGAGATTCTTTGTTTCTTGTTTTGTTGGTTATCGTAGATATCCTTGAACAATCCACTT